ATCTCTTTCGATTCCGAAATTGCTGACTCACTGTATTGTGTTTCTCTTGTTCTGGAGAGATCTCTTACTTCTTGTTGGTCATTTTGACCAGGGGTAGCCTGTTCATTCTGACCAGGGGTAGCGCGGGTGAAATTTAATTTTGAGAAGGTGTCAGCAACGATTCTCCGGACGAGACTCTGACGCCCCGCAGGCTGAAGATTAGCCGCTTTCAGTTCAGCCAGACTCGCCTGTACAAAAGCCAGTGCTTTGCTGGTGAACGTGTATTTGCTGGGCTTACTCCATTTGTGGTTATTTTTGCAGCGCTGCTCCTCATGAGTAAGGATGCCGAGTTTAACCGCCAGGCGATAAGCGCGCTGTACGGTTGAAACGCTCACGCCTGCTTCTTCTGCCAGAGTGCTGAGGGATTTGATGATCTCAAATCTGGACGTAGAGCACGCCAGATTACACGCGAATTTCAGTACGCGGGTGAGGGACTTAGGGAGAGGTGACAGCTCAATAACGTGGGTGAAATCATACCCGGTAATTCGTACAGGATTCTGCTTATTATCTGAGCAAAATGAGGGAAAAGAGTTGCCGTGATCGGCGTTTTTAGCTAACATAAATCCCACTTACCTCCTAGTAAGTAACAAGAAGAATACCACTTACCTCCCAGTAAGCATTCATTGTGTTTGTGTAGTGCGGCGCAACGCCGATACGGTCTGCTAAACCGTGTAAAGTTGTAGAAAAATCGACTGTTACCAGCAGGCGATTTTTTTTTGTTCTGACCAGGCTTGCCGGCTTGGTCAGATGCGGATAATAAACGTGATCTGTAAAAGGATCAACACAGGTAAGAATTTTCCGGTGTTTTAGAATCCGCGCAGGGAAACGCCCTGTATAGGGCGTACTCTCCTTATCCCCTTTATTTTACTGAATTTATCCATAAAAGCGGGTTACATTCCGTCGCTTTTTGACGCGTCTGCGGAAGCGAATGTTTTTGCTGCACGCCAATAGGAAGCGTAGCCGTAGCGTTCGATCCGATGGATTCCAGCATGGCGGCGACGATCTGCGCATCTTCCGGGGTGTCCATCCGGCACAGCGCGGCAGTCTGCTCTTTACTGATAAACAGCGGCAGGCTGGCCAGCGCCTCTTTCATAACTTTGCGGCGGGCTTTTGCCACGTTGCCGGCGCTCTCGATCATCAGATTGGCGCTGCGCAGCCGATCCTCCAGCTCCAGTCGCTTGCCGTGCTCGATGTGCAGCGCCGATTCCAGCAAAGATGCATCCCCCGATTCAAACATTGCTGCCTGGCCGCGCATGCTTTCAAAGTGCTGGAAAATGTCCGCTGCCTGATTCTCCGAATACCCTTTTTCCACCAGCCCTGCGCAAATCATACTTTCACGATCGCTGGCTGATTCCAGCATGGCTGAGGCGTTATCCAAGCTGATGTAGTTAGGGAAAGTCACGTAATCAAAGCCGTGAAGGCTGTTGACTCTGGAGACCGCGCTATCATCGCCGCCGGTTGCCCATGACCAGCCGCCAGCGCGGGAACGGCTCATGCCGTCTACGATGTTGCCGGGTTCAGTATCAAGAATTTCCTGAACATGGGTGACCACGCCGTTATCGTCCAGGCTTACCTCAAGCGTCCGGTTAGAAGGCACATTTTCAAGCGTGACCGGCTTGCCGTCCACCATGACCACAGCAAATTCCGGCAGGTTCAGACGTCCGGTTTTCGCATAGTAGGCGGCGCGTCGCCCGTGGCCGTAGTAGCCGAACATTTCCCCCAGCTGAATACGTTCCTGCGTTTCCGGGCTGCTGAACGTTTCCCGGACCGAGCGCAGCAGGTAATTGCGATCATTTTGCGGCGTGAAACGACGAATTTTATCAATGAGTGAAAAACGATCCGTTACCGTGCGGAGTGCTTTCATGTTGTCCTCATAACTACAGGTGATGCCCCGCAAAGCGGCGGCAGCGCTGGCGGTTGCCTGCGCGGACTGATGGTAGGAAGGTTGTAATTTGCGTAGGTAACTTTTCTTGATTCATGCGTGGATCTAATGACCAGTGGATAATTTCACATTAGACATATTGAATTTATCAGCACGGCGGATATAGTGTGCGCGCCGCTGCAAAACAGTGGCCGGGATTGGAACCCTGAAAAAGCATGAGAGCTGGCACACAGTGCCTTCGGCGCTACCACGTCCGGAAAATTCCGGGCGTATCTATGGTGGCGTTGGCGGGGCTACCTTCGGGTAGGCCGGTTTTCTTGTGCACCGGTAGTTCCAACCCTGTCAACGTCACCACCCGGAGATTGGAACCTCCTGTCGTGACGCTTCTTAAAGCACAGGGAGCACACCATGTCTGATATCCCTCACGCGCCACCCCCTGCGGCGTATCTGTACTGCCAAGCTATTTCAATTATCTGCGAGAACGCTGGTGTTATTTGCCGCCGCGCACGGTGGGGCAACACTCCCCGTCACGTATCTTTCCAGGCTGACGCGCAGGATCTGCTGAGTCTCATCTTCATGAACGAGTCCGGCAGGCTGTCTGTTTACGTTCCGTCGCCTGCAGATCTGACTTCCGAGGACTGGCAGATTATCCGGGTTACAGAGTGACAGCTGGAGTCAGAAGTTTATCTAATCAGATGGTCTGACCACACAACGGCTTTGCTTACAGATTGTTGCCAGAGTGGATTATCATCTTTGTATGGAAAAAGTGAAGCGGCAAATATTCTGCGCATAAGCCTGCGTTTAAGTCAGAAATACTGAGGGAGTGAGCCCGTGGCGCGAGAGGGTAAATAAAGCACTCAGAAAGCGTCTGGTTTTTTTCAGCGGGGGGTTTTCCTAATACTTCCGGTTACTACTGCGCGATAATGGTAACCGAAGCGCGAAAAATCATACACTTAAAGATTGTGTACCATTAAAAGAGACATTTTGACCCCCCCTCTTTAAGGGCTGGACATTAATTTAGACCTGAAAAAGTGCTTCTTTAAATTAAATTAATGATGATACTTTTAGTTAACGCAAATTAGTTAATGTGTTGACGAAGTTAAATAAACATCACGTAGCTTTTGCGGAAACTTTCACGCGTAAATTTACGCTGAAAAGTTTCATGTTCAACATGGAAGTTTTATGCACGCAGCAAGAGGATGAAGCATGTACAAGGCTATGAAGTTTTATGTCAGCGACCATTTCCCGTCCGGGTTGCTCCTGCACCGCGCAGACTGCCCGCAGCTGCCGACCATTGAGGAGCGCACCTTTATCGGCAGCTGCTATACGCTGAATCAGGCGCTGACCGTAGCCGGAATACACTTTTCGGGCGTTAAGGTTTGTCCGTTCTGTATTACCAGGCCGGACGAACAAGAAGGGCAGAATGAATACCTGGTACTTAATACCCCGAAAAAACCTAAAAAACCTGCCGAAAAAAAGATATTCAGACCGGTAAAGCATCTGGATAACAATTAAAGGCAGGGCAAGTAATCATCCCGGAGCGCAGATATATTTTCCTTCAGTTTTTATATCTGCTTTCGATGACGGATTTCATCAAGCCGCACACTCCCCTGTGAATTTGTGTGCGGCCTTTTTAGTTTTTCCGGAAATTAGCTTTCCGGCCTGACAACATACCGGGCAAACGCCACCAGCTCCTCATGCGTCCAGCTGGCCGGATCGTCTCCTTCAGGCGCTGACTCGTTCATCATGCTGCCGTTCTCTTCCTCCTGCGCGTCGGCTTTGTCCCGGCTTTTGCTGAACTCCGCCAGCATTTTATCCAGGGTGCCGCCGTCCATTTTCAGCTGATCGCTGAACAGGTAGCGCATGAACGTGTCATTCTCCGCCAGCTTGTTGTTAGCCTGCAGCGCGTCCATAACCTGCACCATGAGCGTAATGAAGTTGGCGCGCGCGTCCATTTCGCGGCTTTCTTCTTCCTGAATCGCCGTGTTCATGGAGTTAAACTGTACAACGTAGGGCCGATCATTCACCGGGTAAACCTTGCCGTATTTGAACGCCAGGTGAATATCTATGAGCCGGTAAATCATCTCCTGCGCACCCTGGCGCAGCCACTGCGCCCGCAGCGCCGCCTGTATGGCCGTCTGAATCCAGCCGCCTTCCCCCAGCCCGCCGGCCATCTGATCCGCCCAGCCCAGCATCGTTGAATCAATACCTAGCGCGGCGCACAGCTGGCGCAGGTGAAACATCACGTCCTCGATGCCGGTAATGTCCGCGGGTATCGACTGCGTATCAATCGTGATCCCGTTTTTACCATCCCCCATAACCGGGATCACATG